AACTTGCAGCTTGTGCCAGGCGTCCCGCGTCCGATGGTGGATGGCGGATTGCACGTCGCGCTAGTCAGACACCAATTTCGGCAGCTGTTGCGATGGTCTTAGCCGTAGGACACGCGGAAGCACCGCGGACAAATGTTGTGTCCGCTGTCGTGTAGAATCAATACGTTCAAAAGACATGCCCTGTTCATGAACACGAATGACCCGCGGAATCTTGGCTTCGCGGGTCTTTCTATGTAACAACACGCGTCAAATTGTTTCATTATTTGCATTCAACAAATTAAACATCGACGATGAGATTATGGGATTCTTGAATGCGTTTCGCATCGTCAACGATGATTCATATTCGCCAGGCATGACCGTTCGTGCTTCCACGATTTCCGACATTCCATATTCCGGACTATCTTCCGCCTGGGGATTCCCTGGCGAAGTCCCGAACATTGTCACCGTGACCCGTGAACAAGCGATGACCGTCCCTGCCGTTGCCCGCGCCCGTGGAATCCTTGCAGGATCAATCGGAACAATCCCATTAGAATCCTTCAATCGAATTACAGGCGCAAGGATCACCAACCGCACACTTATTGAACAACCTGATCCCGCGCTTCCACGAATCAACACGATTTCGTGGTTGGTGGACGATTTGATGTTTTATGGCGCAGCTTATCTTCAAGTGTTGGACGTTAGTCTTGAAGATGGTCGCCCATACCGCGCCCGCCGAATCAATCCTGGACGCGTGACTTGGAATGTCAATCCTGACGGAACAATGATCATGTCCTACAACGTGGACACAAAGCCCGTTCCAAATTCCGGTCTGAATTCCTTGATCGTATTTCAATCAATTGAAGAAGGCTTGATCGCCCGCGCTGGTCGCACGATTAAGACGGCGATTGAACTTGAACAAGCGTCTTATCGAATGGCGTCCGAACCCGTTCCACAAATGGTCCTAATGAATGAAGGCATGAACCTTCCAGGCGATCAGGTCGCGGGACTAATGGACACCTTCAAACGCGCCCGCCGTGAACGATCGACAGCATATGTCGAAGGTCCGATCAAGTTGGAAGTCGTTGGTCTAGATTCTGCCCAAATGCAAATGGTCGAAGCCCGTCAATTCCTGTCAGCTGAAATCGCGCGAACTTGCGGGATCCCTGCCTGGTACTTAAACGCCGAATCCGCTTCGATGACTTATTCCAACGTGACCGCCGAACGTCGATCACTTCTTGATTTTGGATTGCGCCCATACATTTCAATCATTGAAGATCGTCTATCGATGGACGATGTTACCCCGCGCAATCAGATCGTCCGATTCGCAATTGACGACTTCCTACGCGGAAACCCAATGGAACGCGTGGACATCACCATCAAATTATTGGACGCAGGAATCATCGATCTTGACGAAGCCCGTCAAATGGAAGATCTTGCGCTACGGGGGACCGAACCTGCAACCGATAACGGCACAACACCGCCGTCACAAACAAGGGAAATTCCAACACAATGAGATTAGAATTCAGCGCACCGATTACAGCTGCGAACGTGGAAGAAAAAACAATCACCGGAATCGTTGTTCCGTTCGGTAAGCCAGGAGCAACATCAATGGGTCCCGTGGTATTTGAACTTGGCTCTATCAATGAAATCGATCCCGCATCCGTCAAGCTTCTTCTTGAACACGACAATCGTCGTCCCATCGGTAGAGCCACGAACTTCACCGTCACGCCTGGCGGAATCAACGGCACATTTAAGATCGCCGAAACAACCGCAGGCGCGGACGCACTAATCGAAGCATCGGAAGGATTGCGCGATGGTCTATCTATCGGCGCGATGATCGATGCCCATGAAATTCGTGACGGAATAATCCACGTCACGTCTGCACGAATGATCGAAACTAGCCTGGTGACATCACCTGCCTTCGATGATGCCCGTGTCACACAAGTCGCAGCTTCGGAACCCGAAGATGACGAAACACCCGAAACGCTCGAGGAGATCGAAACTATGTCCGAACAAACAATTGAAGAAGTCGAAGTGGCTTCGGATGTAGAAGCATCAAAGGTCCAGGCGTCAAACTTCGGATCACCAATCTTCACACAGCCACGCGCACTTCCGGAATTGACCGCTGGTCAATACGCAAGCAAGATCTTGTCAGCACAACGCGGAAACCGCGAAGCGATGGATTTCCTAACCGCAGCTGGCGAAGCAACAACAACCGACAACGCTGGTCTAATTCCAGTACCATTCCTACGCGAAATCATTGGCGTCGTCGATTCATCACGTCCATTCATCGACAGCATTGAGCGTCGCGCGCTTCCAGCTGCTGGAATGTCATTCCGCATCCCGCGCTGGCAGGTGCTTCCTACCGTTGCCGAAACCGATGAATTAGCAACACCATCCGACACAATGACCGAAATCGATGATTTGACCGTTGATATTGTGAAATTTGCTGGACAGCAACGTGTATCGATCGAGCTTCTCGAAAGAAGTGATCCGTCCTATCTCGATGAGCTTCTTCGCGGGTTAGCTGCGTCCTACGCACAACAAACCGATCTCTATGCCTTCACCGAAGGAATTGTCGGTTGTGGCGCATCAGGTGGAACAGGTTATGTCGCAGCTATCGCCGACGCCGTTGCCGAATCAGCTGCCGTGATGCGTTTCAACCCTAACCGTCTATTGGTAGGTGCTACACAATACGCGGGTCTATTAGCTGCCGTTGATGATTCAGATCGTCCGCTATTCAATGCCGTTGGTCCAACTTCAAACGCAGCTGGAACAAATATCATGTCCCGCGGAAACGTCATGGGTCTTGATCTAGTGGTTGACTACAACATAGGCGCAACAAATATCTTGGCTTACCCGTCAGCATATGCGACCTTCTACGAAAGCGGAACCGCACAGGTCCGCGTCAATGTAATCGACACCATGACCGTGGAAATCGCTGTTTATGGCTTCGTAGCATTGGCAAACAAGTATCCAACAGCTATTCGGGCAATCACCGTCAGCTAGTTGAAACATCGTGAAGGGGATCGTCCTGGTCCTGAACGGTCCCCTTCACTTCAATCAAAGGATTAAAGATGGCACTAATCGATCTTGAAGATTTCAAGGATGTCTTAGGCGTAGGGGATATCTACCCTGACGCACAACTTGAATCTGCGATGGAATCTGCCGCAAATCTAATTCTTGGATTCTTGAATTTCCATCTTGCTTCAATTGTCGCCGTGTCGCTTCGTGCTAACGTGGCAACCTTTACAACCCGAAGCCGTCACGGATACGTCGTCGGACAACAAGTGACGATCAGCGAAGTCGGAAACCCATTCAACGGAACCCGCACAATAACCGCCGTCACGGGTTACACGTTCCAGGCATCGATCACTAATGCAGACATTCCGCGCCGATTGAATATTCCGGACGGCAATTGCATCCTTCAAGGTCAATCGACTTATTACGACACGAATGAAAATTGTCGGACAGCTGCGTTGATGGTCGCCGTGGACATATGGAACGCACGTCAATCAGCATCAGGACAAATGCAGGCTGTCGATTTCAACCCTGGACCGTACCGAATGGGACGATCATTGTTGTCGCGTGTTGTTGGATTGATTAGCGAATACCGCGATCCGAATTCGATGGTCGGATAATGTCTAACCGTCTAAGCGATGCCCGTGCAGCTCTAAAGACAACGCTGGAAGCGTTAGGTTACATCGTCTATTCCGCACCGCTTGAAAACATGACCCCGCCTTGCCTGATTTTGGTCCCTGCGTCGCCTTACGCGTCCATCGTGACCATTGGCGCAACACCGAAGATGATCCTGTCATTTCAGGTGACATTATGCGTCGCAGCTAACGACAATCAGGCAGCTCTTACAAACTTGGACGCGATGATCGCTAACGTGTCCGCAAATCTTCCGACGGGAATCCGCGTCGGGGACTTTACACAACCGAAGATCGCACAGGTCGGACCGAACGATCTACTAACAACCGACATTCAATTCGATGTCACTATCTAAGGAAATAACATGGCTCTAACCTATGTAACTGGACATGATTTGTCCTTGACTATTGACGGCGATTCGTATGATGACGTCGCAGCTTCGGTCACACTTGCCGTCGAACCAAATCAGCAGGTCTTGGAAGTATTGTCAGGACGCGCCTACAAAACTATTGACTACACCGCGACACTATCTGTCGAACTTTACCAGGACTGGGGATCGACAACACCTGCGTCCGTGTGTGAAGCCCTATTCGATGCAGCTGGCGCAGCTGGTGACACACCAATCGCGTTCAGCTTCACCGCAGGCGGATCGGTCTTCACCGGTGACATCTTCCCGAACTTCCCTGAAGCAGGTGGCGCAGCTACTGACGCATTGACCGTGACCGTTGAATTCGTCGTCGTCGACGGCGCCGTTTCACGGGCATAACGAAGGGAATCAGGACCGATGAAAATTCAGATCAAAATTAAACATCCCGATCACGGCGTTATGGTCGTGACCACGTTGCCCGCCGATCTCATGAAATGGGAACGGATGACGAAGTCTAAGATGACCGATCTTGTTGAGAATCGGCGGGTTGACGGGGAAGATGTAGTCAAAGTGAACATGGGATTTGAAGATCTTATGGTCATGGCGTTCGCCGTACTACAACGCGGAAATCAAACCGACAAGAAATTCGATCTATGGGCGAACGAATTGGAATCCGTCGAATTGGTGGGAATTGATGAAACGGATTTTACGGAAACGGCACTATCGGACGAACCATCGCCGATCTTGCCGTCGAAGGAATAGTCAAGATCAACCTGGAAGATCTTGATTGGGAATTGTTAGGGACTATCCAGAAGATAAGAATCGAAAATTCGAAAAGGAAATGACATGGCATCGAGCGAAGCGATCAAGGTGGATCCCACCGAATACGCTTCGATCTTGCGTTCATTGAAAAACCTTCCAAAAGGCGCGTCCGATGATTTACGTCAGACCGCGATTGGGATTGCAGATTCAATCATGGTGCCTTCAATTCAATCAGCCATTAGTCAACACGCGGGGAACTACGCAACCAAATTGAATCAAGCTGTCAAGGCAGGACGCGACAGAATTCCGAAGGTAACAATTGGATCAAAGTCCGTCGCGTTTAGTGGTGGCGCGTCAACGAATTTCATTCGTTTCGGTACGATTAAAGGCGTGTACCAAAGCCAACCTTCCGCTGCTTCCACCGGAAGATTCCAATTTTGGGCGCAAGGCGTTCGTCCAGGCTGGACCGATACAGCTGCTAATTCTTACACGGAACCAACTTTCCAGGCGTGGCAAAATGGCGTCAATGATGTCGTCGACAAATGGAATCGCGGGGTTGATTACTAATGGCAACTAAAGGCGTGGGTCGTCCATTAACGATCTTATTACAGGCAGACACAACGGGATTCGCTAAAGGCATCCAGGACGCGCAGACAGGCGTTCAAAAGATGTCTAAGTCTATCAATCGAGCTGCGCAGGTTGCTTCCGTTGCATTGGCAGGATTGACCGCCGTTGCCGTAGATTTTGCGAAAGCAGCTGCCGAAGATGAGCAATCAGCTCGCGTCCTGGCGCAAACCCTAAAGAACACGACAGGCGCAACGGAAGCCCAGACACAAGCCGTCGAAGATTACATCGCAGCCACATCGCTTGCCTTAGGTATTCAGGACGACAAATTGCGTCCGTCATTGGGTCGATTATTACGTTCGACCGAAGATGTTTCCGAAGCCCAAAAATTATTGAATTTAAGCCTAGACATTTCCGCAGCTACGGGCAAGGATGTTGATGCCGTTGCGAACGCATTAGGCAAGGCATACGACGGAAACGCCGTGGCACTTGGAAGATTGGGTCTAGGTGTTGATTCGTCAATTCTAAAGTCAAAAGACTTCGGCGTTGTGTATGACGATTTGGCGAAAAAATTTGATGGATTCGCTAAGACGGAAGCAGCTACAACACAGGGATCATTCGCACGATTGACCGTCGCCGTTGATGAAGCAAAAGAATCGATCGGATATGGATTGCTTCCATTCGTCGGTCCCCTGGCGGATAGCCTTGCCAAACTTGCGCCTATCATCGAACAAAATTCAGAATTGATCCTGACAATCGGCGCCGTCGTTGGTGCATTGTCCGTCGCAATTATTGGCTTGAAATTTGCGCTAATTGCGACTAATGCAATCATGGTCATCACGACAACAATTGGCGCAGCTCTAAAGATCGGATATTTGACGTTAGCAGCTGCGACAGGATCGGCGACCGCAGCTCAAACCCTGGCAGAACTTACCTACAAGAAGTCAATCGTTGCCCTGGTTGCTTACAATGTTGCGATGGCAGGTCTAGCCGTTAAGACAGCCGTCGTCACAGCTGCGCAATATGCCTTCAATCTTGCATTGTCATTGAACCCAATTGGCTTGATCGTGATCGCCGTCGCAGCTCTAGCAGCTGGATTCGTCCTGGCTTACAAGAAGATCGAACCGTTCCGCGATTTGATGGATTCAATATTTGAAAAGATCAAAAACATTGGAACCGCAATCAAGGAATCGCCAGTCGGAAAAGCCTTGACAAAAGCGTTCGATGGATTCCGCGCAGCTGGTGGACCCGTTCGCCAGGGTAGGTCTTATGTAGTTGGTGAAGCAGGTCCGGAATTGTTCACCGCTAATACATCGGGGACCATTTCGCCTTCAGGATCCTTCGGTGGTGGTGGCGGGGTGAATATCACTATCAACGGCGCAATCGATCCCGAAGGCGTCCGTCGAAGCCTTGAAACGCTATTCCAGAACAGCGCACGTCGGACAGGTCCCGTCAATTTCGCGGGGGCTAGATTGTGACCGCATACGATCCGAATCCTTCGGTCTTTATCAATTCGACCCTGGTTGATCCATCCATTGTCATTGACGATATAAGCGTCACAATGGGACGTCCAAACATCCTGGAACAACCGTCCCCAGGTTATGCCCGCGTGATCTTATGGACTACCGCGGACAACGCGATTGACGTGTCATTGTCGCAAGAATTACAGATTAAAATTCAAACACCTTCGGCAGGTGACACATCGATCTTCAATGGCATTATTAGCGACATCGGAATCCAACTTGCAGATTATGGCGACATAGGCAATATCACGACGTACACCTTGACCGCCGTTGGACCCCTGGCATCGCTGAATCACAAATTGGCGGGATCCGTCGGATACCCGAAGGAATTTGAAGGGGATCGCATTCTGTCAATCTTGACCGAAGCCTTCCTGACCGAATGGGATGATGTATCGGCGACGCTTACCTGGACAGACTTGCCAGATGGCACGACATGGGATTCCTATGATGGCGTAAATAATACATTGGTGACAAGCCTTGCAACGGACATCGATACCCCTGGCGTCTATGAACTAAAGGCATACACCGACGGCGACGCGAACGCGTTGACCCTGGCGCAAGAAGCTGCACAATCAGGATTTGGCGTCCTTAGTGAACGCGGGGACGGGTCCCTGCATTACGACGACTATTCAGCGCGGGCAGGATTTACGCCATTAACATTGACCGAAGATGACATCCTGGCATCAGGCTTGAAAACAGCTGCCCAATGGTCCGAAATCGTTAACGATGTAACCGTGACCTATCGCGCAGGCGAAGCCAATTCACGCGACGAACAATCGATCATTCTCTATGGACAACTTTCCGGAACCCGCGCCACGACGCTTCATAATCTTGTCGATGCCGAAAGTCAGGCGGACTTGTTCCTAGAAGCTCGATCATTTCCGCGGGTCTATCCAGAACAATTCGTCATCCCTTTACATAGTCCAACCGTGACCAATGCAACGCGTAACGCGTTAGCAAACGTCTATTGCGGACTACCGATAACAACTTCGGACTTGCCTGCCGTATTTGGAACAACCTTCGAAGGATACGTCGAAGGATGGTCATGGGCAATCCGTCAAAAACAAGCGATCTTGACATTGATCGCATCAGCGCAATCGGAAACATATCCATCGATTGTCTGGTATCAAATACCGTCAGGAACTACCTGGACGGCGTATCCTAATCTAGTGAAATGGGAAGATCTCTAATATGGCAACAACTACACCGAATTACGGATGGGACGTTCCAACGTCGTCCGATTATGTTAAGCAGGGCGCCGTCGCTATCGAAACTTTAGGCGATGACATTGACGCGACTTTATGGACGGCATTGGGTGGAAACTATCCTGGCTTACGTTTAGTCAAAAAGCAAACAGTTGGAACAGGTGTTGCATCTGTAACCGTAACCAATGCATTTAGTGCAACTTATGTAAATTACAAAATACTTTATACCGAAGGCGTTAAAAGTAATGACGACCAAATACGTTTTAGATTGGGTGCGTCGACGACTGGATATTACAGTCATCTAATTTATGGAAATTTTGGAACTAATGCACCATTTGGAGCAACCGACAACAACAGCGCAAATTGGAACTGGGTCGGTGGTGGCGATAGCAACGGTTGTTGGTTAGCCACGGAAATGCTTGGGCCATTTACAACAAAATATACACGCATGATTGGCGGTGCTTATGGTGGAACTACAAGCACTGGGTATCTTTCGGGTGTTCACAAAGTGGCGACATCTTACACAGATTTTACGTTAATTCCTGAAAGTGGAACATTAACAGGCGGAACAATTTATGTCTATGGATACGGAGCAAGTTAAATGGCAACAACAAAAGAACAAGCAATTGAAACACCGTCACGACCATTGATTCAAATTGACGATCTTATTCGTGAAATGAATGATCAAGAATTGGCAGCTTATGAAGAAGCAATCGCAAACGCGCCAGAATTGCCAGGTCCCACGGAATGATCGGCGCATGGTTAGCCAATAGCCCGATAGGTGGATTCGCTAAGGTCGCAGCTGCGGGAATGCTGGTATGGGTGATCGACAATGTCGCATCGTTAAATATTCCAGAAATTGTCCAGGTGGGTCTTATTGCTGGTCTGCCAATCTTGATCAATTGGATGAATCCTGATGATCCGCGATATGGAAAGTCTGGCGATGAAACCTGTCCCGAATAAGTGGATCGTAACCTTCCCATATGGCGTGACTTACAGGGGAACGCGTAAGAAGCATAAAGGCGTCGATTACAGCTGCCCGAAGGGAACATCGGTCAATTCTGCCGTCGCAGGTAAGGTCGTATTCGCTGGATGGCACAAAGTCGGACGCGGGTGGGGTCGCAGCTACGGATTACACATCATCATCGACAATGATAGATTCAAGGATGGATCCGCTGGTCTATGGGCAGGCTATTGCCATCTAAGCGCGATCAATGTCAAAGTCGGTGAACGTGTAAACGCAGGCGATCAGATTGGTGAAGTGGGATCGACAGGCAATTCGACAGGAAGCCATCTTCATTTCGAAATTCAATCGGGACGTCTATGGAAGGGATGGGCAGGAAGTCGCAATCCGCAAAGGTGGATCGATGCCTGAAATCCTGCACAAAACCGATTCCGGAATTGATAAGCAATCGATTAAGCCTAAGACGTGGACATATGTTCGCTTCGCAGGCGCAACATCATTCAAGGTCAATCAGGTTGCGTCCTGGCATTGGATCACGGTGCTTCGAATTGAATTTCCAGAATCTGGATCGCCCAATGTTGTCCGTGGACGTTTCGCCCGATTTCCTGGAACCGCGAAGATCGACGAAACGGGTCACGACGATAAGAATGTCGCTGGTTGGTCTGGCAAGACTTACCATTCGCATTGGTCCCATGTCTTTCGATCCGCGCCTTCCATTCCAATCGGATTCTGGATTTGGCATGATGGAACGAAGCCCATTGTCCTAGATGGACGACAGATCAAAGCCGTTTCGCTATGAATAATCTAATGACAGCGGGACAAGCTGCGGGAAGCATGATCGCAATCTTGACCTTATTTGGAATGATTGTGAAATGGGGCATTGTTAAACCGATAAAGTCCTACATCGATCAAATGACACGCCCAATCCAACCGAACGCGAACGGCGGAAAATCCTTGCCAGATTTGGTCGAAAAGGTCAATGATTTGAAAGATTTATTGAATCAACACATTCAGGATCATCACGACACGCACAAAGGATGAACAAATTGACGGATGACGGTGTTACATTATGGACATGACGGACCAATTGCTATCAAGTCAAGAAGCCCAAAAGGTGTTGAAAGTTAGCAGGCAGACATTATGGCGATTGGAAAAGATGGGCGCGGTAACACCCGTCAAAATCGGCACCGTCAAGCGTTATCGATCAAGCGAGATCACAGGCGCAAAAAAAATCAAATAATACGTCAAAGGATCAGGACCCACATGACAAACAACCCAATTAAGAACATCATCCAATTCATCGCGATCTTCGTCGGTGTCTTGGTTGTATCTGCAATCGATTCATTCACGATCGCGCAGCTCTTTATCCTTCTTGGATTAGTGATTGCTTATTTCGCATATGACTTCTACAAGTGGAATGAAGAACAAGAAGCCCGATGTCGTGCCATAGCACCGCTATCGAAGGAAGTGGCGCGGGAATTCTCGCCATACGTTCGCGAAACCATCGCCAGGCTAGATCGGGACGGACGATGAAACCCGAACAAGCTGACGCGCTACTTGCGCCATTCCCGAAGTCCCAAATTCAACAATTGCCAAAAGGCGGGATTCGCCTGGACTACGTTTCACACGGCAACGTCACCCGTCGCCTGCTTGAAGTAGATCCAGACTGGAATTGGGAACCATTAGCATTCGATGATCAGGGATTGCCACTATTTGACGAACGTGGCGGACTATGGATCAAGTTGACGGTCTGCGGGGTCACGCGCATTGGTTACGGCGAACCGCAAGGGTCGGACACTTATGACCGCATTAAAGGCGCTATCGGTAACGCGATTCGCGTTGCAGCTATGCGATTCGGGGTTGCCCTAGACTTATGGGCGAAAGACTTGGATTACTATATTCCGGAAGCATCGCCAGATTATCAACCCGCAGCTAAGCGACAGGTCAGCGGACTTCCGTTGCAACCACCGTCAATGACAAAGAAACAATCGGATCTAATCTTGAAGATGGTCGGACCGAACATCCACTACATTGACGAATTTAAGAACAAGCACAACATCACATCAACATTGAACGTCGCGCAGGCTTCCGAATTGATCGAATGGCTAAAGGAAACCATCCCAAAGAATGACCCCTGGGCAGACATTCCCAAAGGTGGACTAGATGAAAAATGAATCTAGGACGCTTGACGCGTTCGACGCAGGCTACACCCAAGCCCTAATGAGCCTTGATTGCTTCATTCGGGGTAAGGCGATGAATGCACATCCCGCAATCAAAGCCATTCGGACCGAAATCGTTGCGATGCTTAACGACATGAACGGCATCCTTAAAGAAGATATAGAAGCTGCCCGCGATGATTATCGTTGACATTACCGATCAGGAAAATGAGATTCGCCAGGTTGCCAATCAACGCTGGAATCAGATCAAGCAATCAGGCGATCAACGCATGAAGGATGAACGCCGATTCTATCGGGGCATCTTGCGAAGCGTGGCAACGGAAGTCGCAGCTACCGAAATCTTGAACTACACCGAAGGCGTCGATCTGGTCTGGGATGCAAGTGATGGTCCAGGACGTCCAGATATTGTCTTGGGCGATTATCAAATTGACGTCAAACACCTAAACGAAAACACACGAAACGCATCCATTGAATACTGGGACAACACACTTCAAAAAAAGGCGGGATGGACATTGATGGTCATTGAAGGTCAAGGCGTGGGATGGAAATTCAATCTATGCGGATACTACGCTTATTCAGATTTGGCATACCAACCAACGCACGCAGCTTCAAACGTTCACACACGTCCATTCTGGCTTGTCAATGAAGGCGAACTACATCCCGACCTAATGGACACGCGAACATCAGCCGTTCGCCCGCCGATCTGGACTTAACGTGTTACAGTTTCAATCCCGTCAAGGCGCGACGTTAACCGCTGTCCGACTAACGAATCGGATGAACCGCCGTCAGATGGCGTCGCTTAGTCATGGACGAAACACCATGAAAACAATTTCCCGGAACTACAAGGGAAGATCGTTGATGTTGTATGCAAACCGAATCGCCTGCATAAGGACACCAAATGTCAACGAATACGGCGCGATTGTCTTAGGACCCATGACCACACCCCGCAACCATGACGGGCAGGATTGGCTTGAATTAAAGCCATTCCCTACCACCGTCCCAATCAAGGCAGGATCAACACAATGAACGACAACATTAAAGACATAGAGATCGCTCTTCGCGATGGATTGATTGAAGAACTTGCAGAAGCAACGGAATCATCTGTCACAATCATCGGAAGATTAACAACGCTAATCAACCATTATCAACACATGATCGAATCATGGGAAGCCCAGAATAAAGATCTTGTCGAAGTGTTAGCCGAATGTATTGATCAACGTGATCGCGCAAGGTCATTGGCTGTAAGGCTTGAACAAGAATGTCACAGCTGCAACGACACCGTCCATCACGGTAACGAAGAAGTCTATGATGGCACGATCTAATTCATACGCTTGGAAGAAGCTGCGCCTGGTAGTCCTGCAACGGGACCAATGGACCTGCGCCTATTGTGGCAAGGATGCAACCGAAGTCGATCACATCATTCCATTAGCAATTGATCCAAGCCTTGCCTTGGACATAGAGAACCTACAAGCCACCTGTCGGACCTGTAACCGTCAAAAGGGTACACGCACACGTCCAACGCCTAAAGTCCCGCAGAATGCCGTCCAGACCCGTTTTTTTGAAGGCACACATCCAC